AGAGCATCACACTTCCTCCGTGAAATACTGCGGCGGCTGGCCCTCGACCCACTCACGGCGGATCACTCCGATGCGGAAAGGTTCGTCAGCTCCCATATCTGCGTGACGCCTGCTGTCATACCAAATGCTCCAAGCTGCGTCAGCATAGTCATTGGCCCAATGCACCTGCTTCTTGGGCAGGTCGTGGAGGTCGGCGTCACTTTCCAAATCCGCAATCTCCACCCCATCCTCATTCCAAGTGAGACCTCCGGCATCTTCAACGTAGCCAACGAACGGATACACGCTGTTTGGCATACGGCCCAAGATCACAGCCTTACAGCCACTACGGGTCACATACTCAGCGGGGAACTCGGTCGGCGGCGTGAACTTACGGTCACTCATCTTTCCACTCCATCGCATCAGCCAGCTCGGCGTTCAAAATCTCAGCCTCCTCGGCATACTGCTTGCCGCTGAAGTAGCGGGCGCAGGTGACCAGAGCCATGCCCACGTCAATGTTGTGCAGCAGTTCTTCCTGATGCCGCGCTGATCGGCCTTCCTGCGGGGTTCTCCTGATCTCCTCAAGCACATCGTCAAGCGCCTCCTCCAAACTCATCACCACAATCTCGTCAAAGGCGCCGCTGTTAAACATCCGCTGTGCAAAGCTGCTCAGCCTGCGTTCTTGGTCCTGGGTCATGCTACTTGCTCCTTGATCCGCGGTTCATGGACCGCCTTGCGTATCCCAAAGGCCGGGTGTCCCGACCAGTACCCATCAATCCACTTGTACCAGCCACCGTCGCTGCGCTGCACGGCATCGGTCCAGTGCTCGTGGCCCCGGCGCCAATGCCCACGGGTGTAGTGCAGAGGCATGCAGCGTACCGGCTCGTCACGCTCCAGACGCTGCCGTACAGCCTCGCCTACATTCCATCGGACCTTGGACCACGTTGCCTGCGAGAAGCCCCCTGAGCGGGCCACTGCGCGGCGCTGCTGGCGGGTGCCAGCCGCCTCGCGCAGGACGAAGTTGGGCTGGTTGATCAGGGAACAGGTGATGGCGACGGTGACGACGCGTGTGGCATGGTTTTGCTTGCCGTGGTAGTCGGCCATAACGTGTGTCGGAAGAAGAAGTGGGCCTTGCTCCTCCAAAACGTAGGCCCCGATATAATTGCCCAGGAAATACGGGGAGACCATGTATATATCGACCCGTATTTTTCCATCCCCAGTAGTCTCCTCTTGCGCAATGTACATGTACGGGAACTTCTGGTCACCATACTGCGTCAGGGTTCCCTTCGCCCAAAAAGCACAGGTGGGGGACGGAAGTCTGTAATCCATACTAAAGTAGAAGTCGTCCATGCTCTTGTTATTGAAGTCGTTTTCGAAAACCTCCGACACAGAATCCGCAAAGTCTTTGTCCAGTTCGTAGTAGTCTACATCAGGAAGAACATCGCAAATCATTTGCGCGCGCACGCGCGGCGGGATTGGCTCCGGGGAATCCTCGGTACCCATCTTGTCGATATCGCCAGACGCCAACGCATACTCAAACCGGCGCTTGATTGACTCAGCCATCTCGATGATGCTGCTCGGCTCTCGGATCTCGGTCATGCCTTTTCTCCTAAGATAGCTTGCAGCAGCCGCCGCTCCTTGAACCCATGGCGGATGTCCCTGATGTACCGCTCCCGCTCGGCCTTGGTCCGCACGGCAAACGCCTCCATAGGAACCCACAACGCATGCGCCAGCTTGAACGCCGTGTTGTAGGTCGGGTTGTCCACCCGCCCAGAGGTCAGAGTGCCAAGCGTCCCCTTCGGGAACGGGCCCTCACGGCACACGTCGCTGAACGTGCGGCCCTGCTCATCATGCTCCTTGAGGTAAGCCCGCAGGTTTACGGTGAAGATTGATACGATCTCGGTCATTGGTTGTTGTCCTTCAATGCGTTAATTGCCCAGCCCTGTATGTCGTAGCCCGCGATCCTGCTCAGAGCCCCCTCCAGATGTTGTATCCGAAACATCGCTTCGTAGATCAGGTCGGCCGCGCCCGCTGCAGGCATGACGCGCATGTTGTCGATGTGGTGATTGGCGGTCTCGGCCATCAGTGCCAGCCGCTCAAGGCGCGTGGTCAACGGTTCTTGGTCCTCGGTCATTGAACCACCCCCCAAACAAACACACCCAACACCAAAACCAACACACCAACAGCACACAAAACCACGAACTGAAGACGCGCAAGATCCCGGTCAAGACGGTCTAGCCACCTGAATAACTCTTCTTGGTCCTCGGTCATCACACGTCTTCCTTCAGCTCTCTGTCAGCGCGCGACACAGCGCGGGGGTCGGGTTTCCGGTAGCTGTCCCAGCGGTCAGCCAAACGTGCCAGCTTGGCGCGCAGCTGAGAAGCCCTGAGGCCCTCATCAGAAGCCAACTCACGCAAGCGGTTGACCGCCTCGGTGATGCTCATGGTGGTGCAGTCGATGCTGATGTCGTCAGCAAGCACACTCTCACCAACAGAAGCCTCGACAATGCGGTGGTCGTAGCTGGTGTGCCAATCAGGGCGGCAGCCCGAAAAGTACCGGGGGCAGCGCTCAACAGTTCGCACAGCCTCAGCAAAAGTGTCCGCCTCGATCTCGACAGAGGCATAGCAGCCCACATCATGCGCGAGGAGAAGGTTGAAGGTCGGCATTCCATGTCTCCTTAATTGATGGTTGTTGACCGGGGACAAGTAAACCACAGACTGAGGGGGCGGACAAGAAAAAAGTTGGCGGGGTTCTCGGATCATGGACCTGGGTGGTGGTTTCTTGGACCTCGGACCTCGGATCTTGGTTCTCGGGTGGTGTTTTTTGGTTCTTGGACCTTGAACCTGGGGTTCAGGTGGTATATAACCCCTTGGTCCGACACACAAAAATCACTCGAACTCGTCCCGTTCGTCCCGCGCCGTAACGCTACCGTTGCGGTGTTTTTGGCGTGTTTGTAACGGATATTTTCGTTGAAAATCAGGGGGTTGAGGGGGTTTTGGAGAACTTTCTATATAGCCCCCGCGTAGGTAAGACGATAAGCAAAAAATATTTTTGAATTATTTTACGTTACGAGCGGGACGAGCACTGGTTTTGGTGGTTAAGTGTTTGAAAACAAACAACCCATCCGTAGCGTTTAGCTGCTACGAGAAATGCTACCGTAGCATTTAAAGTGCAACGAGTAGTGTTAGAACTTCACTGGACTGCCCGCCCTCAGGTGTTTTGGTTTTTCTTGAGCCCTCTTACCCCCCCGGGGGCTATATAGGAAAGTTCCCCTGTTGAGGCCTTCGGCGGCCTGTTGTAGACTGCGAACAACCCAACATCTTGGAGGACAAGATGCCGAAACAGAAGAAGACCGCTGAACAGATCGAGATATCTGGGCGCATCCTGACCGAGCGCCAAAAGACCTTTGCCAAGCACATCGTCGAGGGTGTCTATTCCAACGCCCACTGTGCCCGGCTGGCGGGGTACGCTGACGACACGGCCAACGTATACGCCTCAAAGCTTTTGAACGGGCGCGATTACCCGCACGTGGTGGCCTACGTTCAAGAGTTGCGCGAGGAGCGGGAACGGCAGTACGGTGTCACCACAATCGGCCAGCTCGAACGCCTGCACCAGCTGTCACGTGGTGCCGAGGAGGCCGGTCAGTATGCGGCAGCTATTCAAGCCGAGAAGCTTCGGTCGGCGCTAGGTGGGCTCACCATCGACCGGCGCGAGACCATCAACAGCATCGACCAGCTGTCACGTGATCAGATCACTGCCCGGCTTGAGGAGCTGGCGAAGAAATACCCGCAGGCCTTTGCCATTGCCGACAAGAGCAGCGAGATGCGCGACATCACCCCGACCATCGAGGATGCTGAGCTGGTGTCGGTTGACACCGACGACGACGAGGCGTAGAAGAAAAGAACGCCCTCGCGCTGCGCAAACAGCCGAGGGCTTGACCGAAACCATGAAGCACCGGAGGTTCCGATGGCCGATCTTATAGAGCAACTCGCCTACATCTACAAGACCGACAGCCCTGCTGACATCAAGCAGCGGGTCAAGTACGTCTACTACAACAAGCAGCGCCAGCGCTGGTTCGTTCGTATCCCTGTCGATGGCAAGCCCAAGGTGTTCGGCGAGTACCGCACCCACGCGGACGCTGTCCGTGGCAAAGAGCGCGCCTTGAAGTGGATCAAGATCAAGAAGGAAGGCGTTGCGCACCTGATCAAGGGCGGCGGTTCGTAAGGCTCGCGCATGGCTGGCCCCGAGGCAAATTTCTGGCAGTCTCTCAAGCGGGTCAAGCCACCCGAATGCTTCGCGATACGCCTTGAAAATAGGGCTGGCGGCGGTGTCCCCGACCTGCATATGGTATGGGGTGGCCTACCGTTTTGGGTGGAGCTGAAAGTAGCGAACAGCAGCAGCGTCAAGGTGTCACCCCACCAAGTTGCATGGCATACTGCCTATTCTGCTCGCGGGGGCCTGTCATTCTTCTTGGTAAAGAACCAATCATCGTTAAAAATCAAGCTCTTACCGGGGTCCAAGGTCCAAGAACTGGTGTCTGCGGGCTTTGATTCTGCGCCCGGTCTGCTGTTTTCGCACACGCGGAACGTGTTTCCGGCTCTGCGGACCGAGGTCATAGAGCACTATACTAAAGTGATGCAGGACCACTGACCTATCGCCCTGCGCGTTAGCTCTGCGGCCCTGCGTCCCGTCATAGTTGTGCCCTGCGCGCTGGCCCTGCGGCCCTGCGCGTCGGCGTAGGTCCGTGGTTCGCGGGCCCTGGAGCGGGACGCGTTGTGCTTGGAGCGGGCGGGATGATGGCCCGAGGTCCGTGAACCTCGGGCCGATGTGCTTAGGCGCCGACGAATTTGGCGCCGTTCCCGTGTGCCACAATGGCCACGGACTTAGGCGACCGGGTCGTTGTGCCTGCGCAGAGTCGGCATGTTGCGCAAGTGGCGCGCTTGCCTGCCTCGGCGCTTGCCGGGCAGAGAACTTCGTTTGCGTTGTCGATGTGCTCAAGCCCCGTGACCACGCGGAACGTGCGAATGCCCTTGCGCCATGCCGCGCGCGCTTGCTCGAGCGAGTCGGCGCTTTGCATGCAGAGCGCTCGCATGTTTCCGTCCGGGTCGTTGTGCGAGTAACCGGTAAATCCGAGCGCGTCACGCGTGAGCGCGTCCCAAACCCAGCGCGGCACGGCCGCTGGGTCGCCGTACGTTCCGAGCCGTACCATGCGACGCGCGCCGATAGCGCGTAGCGTGGCGCCGTCCGACGCGTCGGAATAAACGCCGCGCTTGTATGATTTCCAAACGAGGAGCGGCCCTTGATCGATCCTGACATAGCAGCCGCGATCTTTGGCAAGCTTGCGCGTCGGATCCGATGTCGCGACGCCGCGCAATGGGCAGCTGCCGCAAATGCTATAGTCTGCGCCGCTCTTGTTTGCGTCGCGCGGGTCTATGTCCTCGCGCAGTATGTACGTTTGCACGAACGTGCCGGTTTTGCTGTTGCGGCTTGAATAGGTCGCGATCGCGACGATAGGCGCGCCGTCAATAAGTGAGGGCCCGCGATAGATGATTCCGCTGTCCATAGCGTCGACTCCTGATTAAAGGGCAACATTGCCCGGTGATAGAATAGCAGAGCACAAGCCACGCACAAGTGTTTTCTTTTCCTGCGGCCCTGCGCGCCCTGCGGCCCGGCCTTCGCGTGTTATGGGGCCGCGCGCCGCGGTCCTGGCGCCGCCGGGGGCGCGGCCTGGCGCGACATAGGAACGAGGCCCGCGCACCGAGTGCGCAGACCTCATATATCGTAGCGCTCGGGGCGCGGGCCGGTTAGCGGAACGCCCCGGCCCGGTGTGCGTCGTGCGCCATGTCGACAAACTGCCATGACAGTTTGCGGTTTACGAATGCGCGCGGGATCGCTTCGCCCCGGCTGCGCGCCCATGCGGCGAACAGGCGCCCGCGCTCATATGCCCACGCCTCGTTTGTATCCTCGCCAAACGCGTCGAATGCTGGCGCCTTGCCCTTGCGGTAGTGCTCGATCCCGTCGCGAAACGCCCGGCTTTTTACTACCGAGCGCAGCGTGGTCTTTTTTGTTTTGACCTGCGTTGTCATGCTGTTTCCCCTGCTAAACGTGCCAAGCGCACGGGAATGCCGCCCCGTTGCCGGGGCGGCTAACCGATGTTCTTAGACGTTTGCGAGATATTCGGCGGGCGTCGGAATGTATCGGCCCGTGCGGTCATAGGCTTCGATCCATGCGGGCTCGGCCGCGACAAGGCGCCCATATCGCTGCACTTCGCCAGCGTAGGTATCACCAAGCTCGAAGGATCCAAAGGTTGCCTCGCTCTTAGCCGCGACAAACCAGCGCGAATAGACGTCTTTTTTCTCGGTGCTCGGCTGTTTGTAGGTCTTGAGCACGTGCCAAGTAAAATCGCCCGCGCGATAGATCGCATAGGGCTCGTTAAGCTTGCGGGATTTTCCGAAGGGATTAGGCATTGTCGCTTTCCTTTCCTAGTTAAGAGCGCGCCCCGATTGTATCGGATCCACAATCGGGGCGCAAGTGATCAATCGTGCCAGCGAAGCTTTGTCACTGGCGAGATAGTCTTAGCTTCATCAAAGGCGGCCTCGCCATGCAACTCAATATAGCGCGCCTTGCTCGGGGCGTTCTCGCGGTAGTGATCGACGTACTTTTCCGCGAGGCCAAGCTCAATCGCTTCGGCTTCATGCGCTTTGATAAGCGCGGCCAGCTCTTTCGCGACGGCCGTCAAATATCCGTGGGCCTCGCGCATGCCTTCGCGCATGGCGATATCGTGGGCAAGGCTGGCGTGCTGCAATGCTAGTTTGGACATGATCGTTCCCCTTGTTAAGAGGCCGGGGCGGCGCGCGCCCCGGCCGGTTTGATTAGAGCTGACCCATGCGCTCGAGCCGCTCGCGCATGCTACGCGCCTCGTTCTCGAGCGCGTCGGCCGCCTTTTCAAGCGCGCGGCGCAGGAACCGATCAACATCTTCGGCCGCATAGCGCTCGCTGCTGTCGGCGCCGCTGTCGTCCTTCATGACAAGGGCAAGCGCGCGGCGCAGGCGGTTGATATCGCGCAGGGTCATGTTGATGATGAGCGGGGTTTCGTCGGTGTCGGTGAAGCGGTAGTCCATGTTCTTCTCCTAGTTGAAAGAGGCGAGCACCGCGCTGGCCTCTGCCCTATCTATATAGATAGGCACGCCCCCTTGTCAACAAGAAAAGAACAAGCACGCCACAAGAAAATGCATCGCGCCGCCGCCCGCCCGCGCCAGGGCGCGCGGTTCCAGGTCCAAGGCGCGCCGCCCGCGCCGCCAGGGCGCGCGGTTCTTGCATCGCCGCCCGCCCGCCGCCGGGGTTACTCCTGCCCGCCGCCGCCCCTCGCGCCGCGGTTCGAGGCCCCCCGACCCCCCTTTTCGGCCCCCGGCGCCGCTGCGCGCGCCGTATATTGTTTGAATCTTGGAAAAATTCACGGGTATTTAGCTACGGCCACAAGTAGACCACAAGCAGGGGGAGGGGGTAAGTTTCTGGGAAAAACTTCCCCTAAAACCCGCCTCTAAAAATCGCGGGTATTTTTTCCTTTGGCCCCGTGGTACAATGACCGCATGTTTATGTCCCTGATCCTAGTTTGTACGCTCGGCGGCCAAGAGTGCCAGACCCTGACTGGCCCTGTAACAAGGACCGAGGACCAATGTCAGGTAGCCCTTGACTTGGGCTTGAGGTCTGTAGAGGCGCAGCTTCCGGACAATGTTGAGGTCATTGACGCTCAGTGTGTTCAGGCCCGAGAGCCGGTGTAGGTGGTCCGAGAACCTTGGCCCTTGTGCTTTGGTCTGTTAGACTGCGGCCGGGTATTTTGTCATGGGTACTGAGATGGCTGAGCTGACGGGTGGGATTGCCTCTGCTTTGCGGGACAATGAGTCTGGCCGCCGCATGGGTGGCGGGATGTTGTTGGACCTTGAACCTCGGGCCTTTCTGTCGGCGATGGATGAGTTGGGCTTGCCTCCGGAGCAGCGGGAGTTTTTGCTTCGGGAGTACCGGCGCCAGAGCAGTCCCTTGGCCCGTGCTTATCAGGGAATCCAGTCTGTCCGTGGGGGTGATCAGGAGGGTGGTCGCACGCGCGCGAGTCTTCTGCCGATGACGCGTCCGGAGGGCATGACGGGGTATGAGGCATTGAGGTCTGGTGAGGCTGAGTTTGCTGTTCCGGAGTTCGTGCTGGGTGGTGCGGAAAGTCTGTTGAACATGTTGGACATGCCGGGGGCCACGTTGCGAGGTCCGGTGTCCGAGGCTGAAGCTGCGGAGGCTGCGCTGGAGACTGCGGGGACCTTGGCGCTGCCCACTATTTCGGCTGTACTCAGGGGTGCTCGCCCGGATCCGAATGTTGCCCGGATGTTTGGCGGGCGTGGGACGCAGAACGACTATGCGAACCGGGCCATGGACCGTGCTGAGGAGTTACGGGATCAGGGTCTTGGGCCCGAGGACATTTGGCGGAAGACTGCTGAGGAGTTCCCGGATGCTCCTGCTTCGATCTTGCCGGATGGTCGGCCGTTTTATGAGATGCCGGACGCGGAGGCTATGACGCAGTCTTTGTCTCTGGAGCGTGTGCAAGCGCTTGCTGGCGAGGCGATGAAGGAGACGGATCCTGTGGAGCGGGAGTTGCTCCGACGGGAGGGGATGCGGTTGATGGATGAGCAGCCGGTGGCTGGGGTTTTGCCGACGCCGTTGCGGGATGTGATGACGCACCCGCAGCTGTATCAGGATTTTCCGGAGACGGGCGGTATTACCACCATGATGCGGGCCTC